TGGAACAAATAATGAAATAAAATATTTAGTTAATGTTGAAACTGATAAAAAATCGAACACAGCTAATTGTGTAATCCACGAACCAGGAAAATCTAAAAGATTAGTACAAATTCAATATACTCCATTTATTTTTATTAAAGATTTAAAGAAATATAATATAAAATTATATAATGGAGATAAAGCATTATTAAATGCTAAAATGGGTGTTTATGGTATTTCAATAAAGCCTTTAAAGACAGGAAAACAAGAAAGATTAGAAAATGGATATAAATATATTGTTGAAAGTAATAAATCATTAAATTCAATTTTTGATTTTTTTAAAGATAGTAATTTTGATTTCTTCGAAAAGAAATTAGATCATAAAGGTAGACCAGTTAAAGATCATAAAGGTAAATTTATTTACCCTAATAGTGATTTATGCTATTATGTTACAACAAATGAACAATTTTTTATATCAAAAAGAACAAGATTATTTAAAGGTTTTGATGAATATAAAAATGTACATAAAATGTCTTTTGATATTGAAACAACTGGTTTAAAATATCAAATACATAGATTGATTTCTATTGGTATAAAAGATAATAGAGGATTTCAAATAATATTAGAACCTGAAAAAGAAAATGATGATGAATCTGAAATTAAATTAATACAAGAATTTTTTTATTATATTGATAAGATAAAACCTGCAATTATATTAGGACATAATATTGAAGGTTTTGACTTTGATTTTATTATTGGTAGAGCAAAAAAATTAAATTTAGATTTAGCATTAATAAAAACAACATTAAATGAAAATAGATCTTTATATAGAAAAAATGCAACAGTAAAACTTGGAAATACTGCTGAAAAATATACAGCTACTGAAATGTGGGGATATTCTATTGTTGACACATTACATGCAGCAAAGAAAACAGCTGCTTTAAACACTGAAATAAAAAATACTAAATTAAAATATATTATTAAATATGAAGGTTTAGCTAAAGATAATCGTACATATATTGATGGAAGTAATGGTAATATTGGCAAATTTTGGAATGAAAATAAAAATTTTGTTATAAGTGATATAAATGAATATATACAAATTCCTGAAGAATATCAAGATATTTCAAATAAATTAATATTATTACAAAATAATAAAAATAAAATTTCTGATGAAGAATATAATAATTATAGAAAACAATTATTAAATAATAAAAAATTTATTGAATGGTTTAGAAATAATGCTATTCCAAAAAAAATGCTAAAATTTATAAAAGGAAAAGATCTTGTTAAGCAATATTTATTAGATGATTTATGGGAAACTGAACAAGTAGATGAATTATATAATCAATCAGCATTTTTATTAGCTAAAATTATACCTGAAACATATACACGTGTTTGTACAATGGGTACTGCTGCAATATGGAATTTAATATTAACAGCTTGGAGTTATGAAAATGGAATAGCTATTCCATATAAAGTAAAAAAAGAAGATTTTTCAGGCGGTTTAGCACGTTGTTATAAAAAAGGATATTCAAAAAAATTAGTTAAAATTGATTATGCTTCACTATATCCAATGATTCAATTAACAGAGGATGTATTTCCAATTTTTGATATAACTGGTGTTATAAAGAAAATTTTAATATATTTAACAACAACACGTAATATATATAAAAAATTAGCTAATGGTGATGAATTAAATAATGAAGAAATTTCATTATTAAAAGAAATTGATCATGAAACATATGAAAAATATATAAATAAAACTATAAAGCCTGAAGAATGGAATTTATTTAAAGTTAAACAATTACCCATTAAAATTTTAAATAATTCATTATTTGGAGCATTAGGATCAGGAATTTCATTTAATTGGTCAGATAATGTATGTGCAGCACGTATTACTTGTACAGGTCGTTTACATTTAAGACATGCTATTTCATGGTTTAAAAAATATAATTGTGATCCATTACTTGCTGTAACTGATGGTATAAATTTTTCAATACCTGAAAAAACAAATATTAAAGTAAATAATAATATTGAAGAAATAATACAAAATGAAGAAATATCTATCGATGAAGCTTGGCAATATAAAAATAAAAAAGGAATTTCAGCATTAATTGAAAAATATAATGAAGAAATAAAAATATTTAATGAATCATTAGGAAAACAAAATTTTATATCTTTAGATGATGATGGTAGATTTATATCTTGTTTAAATCTTTCTCGTATTAATTATGCACTTTTATATGAAAAAAAGAATAAAAAAACAGGATTAATGGAAGAAAAAATCAAATTAACTGGTAATAGTATTAAATCAAAAACAATGCCTGAATATATAGAAGATTTTGTTGATAAAGGTATGAAAATGATTTTAAATGGTGATGGATTTGGTTTTGTTGAATATTATTATAATTATGCTGAAGATATTTTTTATAAAAGAATTCCATTAAAAAAAATAGCTAGTAAAAGTAAAATTAAAACAACAATTAAAAATTATTTAAATAGGGGTAAGGATAAAAATGGAAGGCTTAAAGGTAAACAAGCATATATGGAATTATTAATTGAAGAAAGAAATAATATTGCTAAAGAATTATTTAAAGAAAATTTTGATAAAATAATAGAAAAAAATAATATTAAAGATAAAACAATAAATGATTTTACATTAGATGAAATATATAGTTATGTTTCAGATATGATGCCATTAGAACCTGAACTTGATACAATGTGTTATTATATTAATATTGGAAGTAAAAAAAGTGATGGAGATTCTAAATTAATTGAAGATAAAATAACTGGTAAAAAGAAATATGCATCTAAATTAATATCAAATAAAGATATTGAAGAAAATCCTAATTTAACAGGTGAATATAATGTTGTTAAATATATGGATGCATTTAATAAAAAAGTTAAAATATATCTTGAAGGCTTTGATCCTGAAATAAGAGGACAAATATTAGTACAAATAATTAGAAAAAAAATAAAAGATACTAATGGAAATAAGATTGAAAAAATGGATTTTATTAGAAATTATTTTACAAAGGATCAATTAGAATTAAAAAATTTTATACATGATGATTATGATTTATCAATGAAATTAGAACCAAAAGAAGTAATATTTTGGAATAATTATGGCTTTAATCCAGATAAAATTTGGAATGGATACTCAATTTATGATGATGATAAATTATATCTCGAAATATATCAACATGCATTAGATTATATTAATAATTTAATGAAAAATTCAGGAAAAAAAGAAGTTAAATCAGTTAATGATAATATAGAAAAGGGTGATTACATATTATACAAACATAAATTTAAATATAGCTTAGGATATAATAATGGACAATTTATTGAAATAATTAGAGAAAATATTGATATTCCCAAATCAGATATTGAAATTGAATTTGAAAAACAAAGCTTATTAAATGAAGAAAAATTGAAAAGAGCTAAAATGGACGAATCTGATGAATTAAATGATAAAGAAAAAAATATTGATATTAATGAATTATTTGAAGAATTTAAAAAAGAATTTAAAATTCCAGCTAAATTTACAATAGATGATGTAAATAAAATTGAAAAAGCTAAACAAGCTTTTGAAGATTTTGTTAATGATAGTATTGATTATGATGATGAAGAAGATGAAATTGATGAAGAAGAAATTTATTATGATTTTGCTTAATTATTAAATAAAATATTTTAATCATTATAATTATTAACTATTTATAGTAAATAAATAATTTAATATGAATAGTAATATTATAAAAAAATTAGTAAATGAAATTATTGATTCAAATGATAATTTAATTGGATCAGATAATATTCCTAGTACTGGAAGTGATTTAGAATCAGCTGGAATTGGTACAAGTGACTCAAACGTTTTTAAAGGACATCAAAATTATAGAAACAACTATGCTAGTATATTGGGTTTCAGTGTTTTAGAACAAGAAAAGAATAATGATGAAAAAGTTATTGATGAAGATAAAATAATTAATAATGATAATTATAAAGCTTTAAAATTTACACAATCTGATCCAAATTTAGGTGATATTGAAATGAGAATTTTACCAATTATTAGTCAAAATAAAGTTTTAATTGAAAAAAATCATTGGTTACCAGCAGATAAAAATGGCAAAAGAATTATTAAAACAGGTAAAAAATTTTTTAATTTATCTGAATATAATGATTTAATTAAAAAATTTAGAAGTTTAAAAAATGTTAAAGAAATAGATATTGATAAAGAACGTTATAAAAATGAATCATTAGATGAAGATAAAATATCTGATAAAAAAGATGATGATAAATCTATAAATAAAAAAAAGACTAATAATGACATTTTAGATAAAAAAATTGGAAATATTGCTGATTTATTAAATAAAAAATTTAATAAAGATCAATTAAATAAATTAGTTAATTTATTAGAAATTAAATAATATTATAAAATATTTATTATGAATTCAGAACTTTACGGAAAAGAATATATTATTCCTGAAAATATATTAAGTAATATTAATAAAGCATTAATTCAATTTCCAAATGATAATGGTATTAAAAGAGCTAAATATTTATTAAATAATAAAAAAATTAGTTATAGTAATTTAAAAAGAATTAAAAATTTTTTTGACTATAATACTGAAAAAACATCTCAATATTTATTATATGGCGGAGATGAAATGAAATCTTGGGTTGAAAAATTATTAAATTCAGAAAGACAAAGTGCTGATAACACTAAAGAAATAAAAAAAGATTTAAATATTGATATCGATAAAGGTGATATTAATACTAATTTTAATGCTAAAGAAACAATAAAAGAAGAAAATGAAAATTTTAATATTATAATAAATTCTGAAGAAAAAGATAATGCAATAGCACTTATTTTTAATAATGATAAAAAAATATTATTATTAAAAAGAAATCCAAATATAGAATGGTATCCTAATAAATGGAGTTTAGTTGGCGGTGGTATTGAAGTTGGCGAAACACCTGAATTTAGTGTAAAAAGAGAAATTTATGAAGAAACCGGTTTAAAAATTGAAAATTTAATTCAAAAATTTATAATTGAAAGAAATAAGAAATCTAAAAATATTAAAGAATATGTATTTGTTGGAAAATTTAATGGCAATGAAGATGAAATTAAATTAAATACAAATGAAAATATAAATTATGGATTTTTTAGTTATAATGAAATAAAATTTTTAGATACTGTTCCAAATTTAATTGATTATATAGATATTGCAATAAAAGATTATAGTTAATTAAGTATTTATATAAAAAAATTCTACTATTGTAGATTAAAAAATAAATAATAAATAAATTTAATAAAATTTAATGATGAGTAAACTAGAAACAAGCGGTATTATATATCGTAATGAAGAAATCGTAAAAAATATTTACGGTACAGGTAATGAATATAATGAATCAAATAAAAATGCATTATCTGATGGTGATGATAAAGGAAGAGGTGAATTAAACAATAGTGTGGGTACATTAACTGATATTAAAACAAGAAATTCTTTATTAACAAAAAATAAATATAAAACAGGTTCAGAATATAATGAATCAAATGATTAAATAAATATTTTAATTTTTTTAATGTTCCAACTTAAAGAAGATATTATATTAAAAGAAAATATTAAAGATTTTCGTGCATTATTACTTGAAGCCCCAAGTCAAGTGGATATTATTGATGCTATAAAAAATAAAAAAGTAATGTACATATATTATGCGGGTGATACTACCATATCAAAGGGTTTTAGAACCATAGAAATTTATGCTTATGGTATTACAAATCCAGGAAATATAGTAATTAGAGCATTTCAACAAGCTGGAGCTAGTGATAGTAATAAGGGTTTAAGAAGACCAGTAAGACCAGATCGTGATGCTCTACCACAATGGCGTTTATTTATTGTTAAAAATATAACTTCTATGCTACCTACAGGTAAACATTTTTTAACATCTCCGGGTAAAATTCGTCCAAAATATAATCCAAATGATAAGCAGATGAAAGAAATTATATTTGCTATTCAACCGACAGAAGCAGGTGAAATTAAATTTATTGGAAGAGACTCAATAAATATGCCAGATGTAACGCAACAACAAGTACCTACAAAAGATAAAGAAAAAATTGGAATTGAAGCAAAAAAAAGAAAAGAATTAACAAAACAAGAAATTATTGATTTATATGATTTAGCTAGAAATTATTATAAAAAATCAACAAAAGATTTTATTGTTATATATAAAGATAATGATTTTAAATTAGATTATGAAAAAAATAGGAATAAGTATGATCCGAAAGATATATTAGGAAATTTAAGAGAATTATTTGTTAAAATAACTGGTCAGGAAGGATTTAAATTATCTAATAAATGGATAGAAGATCAAAGAAATAATTTTAAAAAAAATTTAAAAAAATAATATTTTTTAAATAAAATATACTATTTATAAAAAATAATAAAATTTTATAAAATGAAAACTCTTAATTTAGATAAGTTAAAAGAAGAAATAAGTAATTCTAAACAACAAAATAATCAAGCAGTACAGCCTAAAGATTTGTTTTTACATGGTATTATGGAAGCATGGAAAACTGGTAGACCAAATCAAGCAACAAATATAATAAAAAATGTTGATTATAAAACAGAAATAAAACAATCACAAAAAGGTGGTCCTGTATTAGGTAGTGATAAAACATTAAATCCTGATATAATGCAACATGTTATAAATGAATCTGAAAATAGTACATCTTTTAATAATATTAATGAAGTTAATACAGCACAACAAAATAATAATTTAAAATTATCTGTTAATAAATTAAATGAAAATGTTGATAGAGATGAATTATTAGATGCTGAACAAGATAGAAGAATAAGAGAATATAAAAAAATATATCAAAATTATCCTGGTTTACCAAATGCTTGGTTGCCACCAGAAAATAAAAATTTAAATGAAAATAATGCTTCATATAAGAATAACATGCAAGAATCAATGCCAACAATGATAAATGAAGAAGTAATAAATGGCATTGAGCAAAGAATTTTTAATAATATTAATGAAAATTTAGTTTTTGAACTTAAAGATGTACTAAAAAATACTATTATTGAATTATATACTATTGATAAAATTAAGAATACATTACTTGAAAATACTGAAATTACTAAAAAAATTATAAATGATAATAAACAAATAATAAAACAAATAATTATTGAAACAATAAAAGAATTACAAAATAAATCTAAAAAATAATTTGTAATTTTATATTATAATTTATATATTTAAATCCTGAATTTTAAAAATTTAGGATTTTTTATTTAATGAGTTTATTAACTATTTATATTAAAATATAATTTTTATTATGAATTTTAATGTTAATGAATTTGAAAGTATAAAATCTTTTAATGGAAGAAAAGAATATGCTGATAATAATTTACAAAGATTAGGTTCTGGCTCAGGTAGAATTGTATATGCTATTGATGATAATAAAGTTCTTAAATTAGCAAAAAATAATAAAGGGATAGCACAAAATCAAGCAGAAATTAATTTAAGTAATGAATATTATGAAAATATATTAGCTAAAGTATTAGATTATGATAATAATTATTTATGGATAATTTCAGAAAGGACAAAAAAAATAACTCCAACTAGATTTACACAATTAACAAATGTTAAATTAAATGATTTAAATATATTTTTAAGAAACTATGATGCTGAATTACATGGAAAAAGGCCTATATTTTCAATGTCTAAAGAATTAAATGATGAATTATATAATAATGAATTTGTAAGTGAATTATTAAATTTTATTTCAGATACAAACTCAAATGTTGGAGATATGGCAAGAATTTCAACTTATGGTGAAATTAATAGAAAAGGAACTCCAATGGCTGTTTTAAATGATTATGGTTTAACACATGAAGTTTATGATAGTTTTTATAGTAGAAAATTTCAAGAATCATATCAAATTGATGAATTGTTAGATTTAAATAAAGAAGATGAATTAACAAATTTTGTTAATCCTTGGTATGATCATAATTTAGGTTTTGGATTAGAACCACAACATGTAGATGAATCAATTGAAAATTTAAAGCAAAAGGATAGTGATATTATTGCTTATAATATTAATAAAAAATTAAACATAGGAAATAAACCAATGTTTTTATCTAAAGGTAAAAATGGCTATGCTTATAATCTTGGAAATAATAAAATATTAAAAATTACAACAGATATTAGTGAAGCTATTGAAAGTAAAAAAATTTTAAATAAAAAAAATAATCATATTGCTGATATTTATAATGTTTTTCAAATAGAATATAATAATAAAATTTTTTATGCTATTATTTTAGAAAAATTAAAAATTAATCCTGAATTATTTAAATCATATTATAATTTTTTTGATAAATTATTCATATCATTATTTAATGAAGATTATTATACAATTTTAATGTTTTATTTTAGAAATAAAAATGCATATGATGAAAAATTTAATTCTGAAATAAATAAACATTTATCTAAATTTATTGATAAATATAAATTTTATAATGAATTATTGGCTATTATTAATGAACAAAAACAAAATGGAATAAAAAATAGTGATTTTCTTAATCCATATAATTTAGGATATAAATCAAATGGAAATTTAGCAGTTTTTGATTTAGGTTCTGGTGATGAATTAGAATATTATAAGTTTGCTGGTAAAAAACCTGAAACAATAAAAGTTGAAAGTGAAAATATTAATGAACGAATAAAATCATATATGCCAGGAAGTAAAGAAATTATGATTAGAAGAAAATGTATGCTTGGCGGTAATGAAGATGGTACTTCTGAACCATGTAATCAAGGTGATATAAACAATATTATTTTAAAATCAATAAAAGAAAATTTCAATATTAATGAATCAAGATTAATAACTGAAAGAACTGGTGATATTGAATATGGTTGTGCTATGTTAGGATTAGATATTTCTAATTGGAATAATATTACATTAATGATTGAAAAAGATGATATTTATGATAAAGAAGGATATAATATTGAAAAAGAGCCGCATGTAACATTATTATATGGTTTTAAAGAAAATGTTAAGGCAAATGATGTATTTGATATATTTAAAGCGATTTCATCAATTGAACCATTTCAAATAATTGTTACAGGTATTTCATATTTTGAAAATGAAGAATTTGATGTTGTTAAATTAGATGTTGAATTAACAAAAAATTTAAAAAGATTAAATAGATATATGAAAGAATTACCATATGAAAAAAGTGTTCAATTTGGTAGTAAAGATAATTATATACCACACATTACAATTGCATATGTAAAAAAAGGAACAGGTAAGAAATATAAAAAAATATTTGATGAAAAAATATATTTAGTAGCAAATAAATTAGTATATTCAGATAAAAACAAAAATAAAATAACATTAGATTTAAACAATGGTAAAATTATTGAAGAAAATGTGAATTTAAATAAAAATAATTTATTAAATTTAATTGAGTCAGTTATTAATGAAAATATTGATGGACAGCCAGAAAAACAATTAAAATTAAATGTAAATTATATTGATAAAACAGAATTAAAAAATGAAAAATGTTTAAATTGTGGATGGTTTAAAAATGATTATTATGGCCAATGTAAAATTGTTGAAGGACAAGTAAATCAAGATGGATGGTGTAATTTATGGGGCACTAAACAGTTTTGTAATGAAGAATATACTCAAGATATTATAAAAATTAATATTAATAAAAATAATTTATTAAATTTAATCGAATCAGTTATTAATGAATCTGAAAGTAAATATTCAGAAATAAAACAATCTTTATTGAATTCTAAAAGTATTCCTAAAGAAATGAAAGAAAAAATTTTACCTTATATAACATCTGGTTCAAAATATCATACAAGTAAAAAAGGAAACGGTGGTGTTATTACTGAATTATTAAAACCTAAAGAATTTACTAATAAAACTCCAAAATCTTCAGGTGTTTCATTGGGTGCTGATAAAAAAGGATTTTTTTGTTTTACTCATAGAGCAAGTTCAAAACGTTATGAATCTCCAGAAAAAATTCCGATTAAAGATATTGAATTTATAGAATCAACAGGATAATAAAATAAACTATTTATAATAAAATAATATAATGTTACAAAAACAAAAACATATTCCAAATATATCTATGCCATATACTGAAGTAATAAAAAAATTACAAGATGAAAATATGGAATATAAATTAATAACAATTGATCCAATTTATTTAAAACCTTTAAATAAGGTTATAAATGGAAATAAAATATCAAAATTTGATAATAATGATGATCCAATTTATATAACAGAAGATTTAAATATTATTGATGGACATTATAGAGTTGCAAATGCATTATCAAATAATAAAATGATAAAAGCTGTCAGAATTTTAGATACTTTAGAAAATGCTTTAAGAGTTTTAAATAAAATTCAGGATATTTTTGATTATGAAAAGCAAAGAAATTTAGAAGAAGTTGCAGCACAAGATTATATTAATGATTTTAATGATCAAGATAGTGGAATAAAAAATGATGATAATGAAGTTGCTGATGGAATAAATGGAAATTATAATTTTATTAGCTTATTAGAAAAAGATTTATATAATAATGAAAATGCTGATAATTTAAAAAATAAACAAAAATTAATTGGTTATAGAAAATCACCTATAAATGAAAAATCTAATATTGGTAATTTCTTTTTATTAAATCCAAATGATGAATATAATAATAAATTTGAAATTGAATTTGAAAATCTTTTAGATTTATCTAATTGGGAATTAAATGATGATAATCAAAATAATCCAATTGAAATATTATCATTATTATGGTTTCCAAATATTGATTTTAATGTTTTATCTGTTCAATATGGTGTTCCTACAATTAATTTAATTAATAAAGCAATAACTGAAAAAGCTAAAATGATGAATTATGACGGAATAAGATATAATGATAAAATTTTACATGCTTTAAAATAATAAATATAAAATTAAAGTATTTATAATAAATAATAAAAAACTATGAATAATTATAAAATAACAAATATTACAAGTCAATTAGGAAAAAGAGATTTAATGTATAATAAATCATTAAATATTGAATATGTTACAGGTTTTGAAAAAAAAACATATATTTTACAGCCAAATGAAACATTATTTATTACAATAAAATCATTACCATTATCTGTTCATAAATTAAGAATGAAAAAATTTGTTATTGTTAGTGAAGTTGATGATCAAACAATAGTAAATGAATATAATAAAAAAAATGTTGTAAATAATAATTTTATTGTACCATCATTAGATATAATACAAAAAACAGAAGATAATGTTATTGAAACAAAAAAAATTAAAAAAAATACGAAGCATGACGAAAAATAAATGATGATTAAATTATGCAGTATTATTTAACCGATAAAAATTTTATCGGTTTTTTTATTTTATTTAAGTCTTTTCAAAATTTTCATACTATTTATTATAAAATATAATAATTTTTAATAAAAATTTATAGAATTTTATGGAAGAAAAAAAGAGAGTTTTATTTTATTGTGTTGATCAAGCTGGTGTATTCTATTTTAGACAATTAACACCAGCTGTTGAGTTAGATAGAAATCATTCAGATGAGTTTCATATCGATATTGAAAAACAATTAGATTTTAATGATCCTAATTTAGTTGAAAAATTAAAAACATATAATATAATTCATTATCATCGTCAATTAGCTCCAACAATTCCTTTGATGTTAAAATTATCTAAAGAATTAAAAAATGCTGGTGTAAAATTAGTTATGGATATTGATGATTATTGGTTTTTAGATAAAAAACATCCTATGTATGCTTTATCTATTGAACATAAAATGCATCAAGATATTTTAGATAATTTAAAAATTGCTGATTATGTTACTACAACAACTGAATTATTTGCTGAAGAAATAAAAAAAGTAACTGGTAAGGATAATGTTATTGTTTTATATAATGCTATTAATCCTGATTGGATGAAACAATTTCAAAATAATAGAAAACCCGATCCTGATGGTTTAGTTAGAATAAGTTATGCTGGAGGATCTTCGCATTTAGGCGATTTACAACAACTTGAGGGAGTTATTAACTTTCTTGAAACAGATCCTGAAACAAAAGGAAAGTATAAAATAAATCTTATTGGTTGGGATGCTGCTGGTACAACAAATGAAATTAAATTTAATGAAGAACTTCAAAAAGAACTTCAAGAAAAAAATCTTTGGAATCAAAACATTATTAATTTTATTAATAAATCAAAAGGAAATATTGATGTTGTACCAATGATACCTAAAGATTTAAAGGATAAATATAGAAATAAAATGTTTTTAAATAAACAAAGACCTATTAAATCCGAAGAATCTGTTTATTATCAATATGAAAAAATATTAACTGATAATTATAGATTATTAAAAGATGATAATTATAAAAAATGGTTAATGAATTTTCAAAGATTAGATTATCCAGGTAAACAATATTTTACACGTATTTGGACAAAACCAGTAAACATGTATGCTGAAGCATTAGATCAAACAGATATTGTAATTGCTCCACTTGATGATAATAAATTTAATAATTTTAAAAGTAATTTAAAGCAGGTAGAGTGCTGGTCAAGAAAATTACCTATTGTATGCTCAGATATGGCTCCATACAATATTGATGGAAAAAATGAAGAAAATTGTATTTTAATATCTACAAAAAATAATAGTCATAAATATTGGAAAAAAGCATTAAAACGTTTAATACTTGATAAAGAATTAAGAGAAAAATTGGGTAATCAATTGTATGAAGATTTTAAAGAAAAATATCATCTTACAAATGTTACAAAAAAACGTGCTGAATTTTATAAAAAAATAATTTCTACTAATGTAGATTAAAAAAATAATAAATAATTAAATAAAATTAAAAAATAAATATTATGGAAACAAAAGAAAAAGAATTAATGAATGCTGAATTATTAAAAAAATTAATAGAAAAAAGAAAATTAGAAGAAAATAAACAAAAAGAAATTAATAATGAACTTAAAATTAATAAAGAAAATAGATTTAAAAATAAAAAATTTCTTAATAATTGGTTTATTAAAAAAATTTTAAAATTCAAGAAAGAAACTAAATATGAAAAATTAATAAAAAAAATTGAATCTTTAGAAAATGAATTAAGTAAATTAAAAAATTTAGATTTTGAATATATTTCACGTAATTATAAACGTGAAAAAATAATAAATAATATTATTAAAGCAAATAATAATTTTGAAAAATATTTAAAGAAAAAGAAAAAAGATAATTCTAAATATAGAATATCTAATGAAAAAAATATATTAAATGATATTAAAGATTTAATTTTTAATTCTGTAAAACTTAATTATACTGTAACAAAAATATTAAATGAAATAAATTATATTAAAGAATTTTATCAATCTGATTATGAAAAAATGAAAAAAGAATATAATGAAATTTTAGATGATATAGAAAAAAATAAAAATAATAATTTACATAATTTATTAAAAGAAGATGATAAATTTATTTATAATTTTTATATTTTTATTAAAATAATTAAAAATTTATTTAAAAAGAAAAATAAATTAACTAGAAATTTAAATAAAAAATCAGATATTGTAAAAAAACAATTATTAATTATTAAAGCTTTAGAATTAAATGAAAAAAAAGTATATTATAATCGTATTATTAATAGATATAATAAAATATTTAATGAATTTGAATTATTATATAATTTAAATAATAATGATTTAATAATAGAATTAAATAAAATATATTATTCATCGAAATAATAAATAATTAACTATAAACATTATGGAAAATAAATTTAGATTATGAAGCAGAATGTTGTGCTGTTTTATGTTTTGAATTTATTGAAAAATATAAATTAGATACATATAAAAACTATTATAATGTAAAATTAAAATCACTTGCATTAAATAAATAAAATTAAAAAATAACTTTATGAAAATAAAGGAAAAAGAATTTTATAATTGAATTATTAATAGATATATTAAAATAAATTATTATCGGGGTGGTTGGACATCCCTATGGTGAGGTCTTTAATGGCACTCACTAAGCCTGAGTAAATTTATGAAAAGGAATCCACTTATAATTTAAAATTTAATGATTTATAATAAAAATTTTAAGACATTAAATTTGGGTGGTAAAGCCAACCAATCAAGAGAACAGTGGTATAATAGAAATTTAAAAAAATAAATGTTGAATTAATAAAAGAACTGAATTAGAAAAAGAAATAATTAATTTTATTTCTAATAATAATGATAATGAAGATTTAAAAGAATAGTAATATATGAAAAATTTTACTTCAATACAATATGAACTAAAAAGAAATAATAGATTTTTAGTTGAATTTCCTGAACAATTTGAAATTGTAAAATGGTCAATACAAAAAATAAATAAGCCTAAATTTACTGATGATAAATGGGAAAACATTAAAATAGAATTTATTGATCCAATTGGACCATCAACATCACAATCTTTATTTATGATTGTTGAATTTATAAAAAATTATAAAGGTGATGATAAAATATTATTTGAAATAAAAATAAAATCACTTGATCCAACTGGACTTGAAATTGAAGAATGGATTATTTATGTTGAAAAAATAATAACAATTAATTTTGGTGAATTGGATTATGCTAATAATGATGTTCAAACGCCATTTATTATTATTAAACCATTAAAATGTATTTTAAAATATTAATTTATGAAAAAATTATTTAACTATATAGTAATTTGGTTTTATATGAAATATCTATCGATAATGACAATGATAGGTATTGCATTAAAAAATACGCAAGATGATATATTATCATCAAATCCTATTATTAGTGAAAAAGATAAACTTAATTATATAAAATTGCATAAAGTTCCTTTTATTAATAAAATGAATCAAGGACAACGAGATGATTTTTATTGTCAATCATATTATGAAATTTTAAAAAAGGCAGATAAATTTTTAAAAAAATCATCATCTACAAGAATTGCTCAAGTTGCTGATAGATTTTCAATGTCATTAGGACAAAAAGATTTAGATGGCAAAAGATATGATCATTTTGGTTTTTATGATGAAAAGCATAAATATTATGGTAAGACATTAGCTGAAGCAATTGAAATAGAAACTGAATTAAGAAGATTAAAAGATGATGATTATGAACTTCTTTATATATTAAATAATACTCCAATTGATGATACTTTTAGTGATAAATATTTAAAAGAAATTGATGAAAACAAATTTATTTCATTATCTGAAAAAGAAAAAGCTAAATTAAGAAAATTTCCTATGATAATTAATAGAGATGTTGAAACAATTAATAAAATTGAACAATTAACAGAATTTGTTCATGTTAAAAAAATTGGATTTGAATATAGAATGTATGAATTTTTTATACCAAAAAAATTTAAATTATCTGAACAAGATGAAACCGGAAAAATATTTCAAGATTTAATAAATTTTAATAAATTTTGGTTTAGAGATGAATACGGCCAATTAATTGGATTTACAATTGAAAAATATGAAAAATTTATTAAAGAAATGAATCATTATGATATTTTAAAATTTAGTGGTCAAGAAATAAAAAATATGAATAATAATTAAAATTTTATTGCAAATATAAAATATTAATTATATTTTTGTTATTTAAATAATAAATATAATTTATGGAAGAAAGAGAGAAAAAATATTATCCTATGAATGCCGAATTAATGAGAAAGTTAAAGCTATCATTAGATTTAGGCAAAGTATATGATCATCAAGTTCAATCTAAAATAGATGAAATATATGAAATTGATGAATTAGCAGATGTTAAATTAAAAAATAAAGATTTCAGAACATTAGATCATTATAAAAAATTATCAAAAGAAGGCTATTTTAAGAGAATAATAAATGAAAATGATATAAAAAAATCTGAAATAGAAAATAAAAATTTTCAAAATAAAATAAATTTAGAAAACAAACAACAAGAATTGCAACAGCAAAAATTTGATTTAGAACATATGAGAAACTCAATTATCTCAGATTTTGAATATTATCAAAAAAGAATAGATAATTTAAAAAATAATACTAATGAAAATTTTGCAAATAAAATGAATGATTTAATAAATGAAATTCAACATTACATTGATAATATTCCAATTAAAAATGATCAAATTTTAATAAATTATATCATTTATTTCAATAAAAAGAATTTTACTAATTAAAAATATATTATGGATAAAAATTTTTTAAAAACATTAACCCAATCTTTAGAAGATGGTATTGTTGATGAATCATTAAAAAATAAATTTAATGATTTAAATAATCTTGCTGATGAAAAATTAAAAAACAATGATTTTAAAAATTTAGATAAAATCAATGAATTAGCTAAAGAAGGATATTTTAAAGATAAAATTACTGAAGAAGATCTTGAAAAATCTAAAGAAGAAAATAAAAATCTTCAAAAACAAATAGATATGGATAATAATGTAAATAATATTATTAAATTATATCTTGAAGAAAAAGATAGACATTATCATAAATTAGATGAAATAAATTCTTTAATTAATGAATTAGAAAAAGATCCTGAATTAAATGTTGATAATAAATATTATAAAATATTATTAGAAATAAAAGAAAAAAGAATAATACCTTTTATTAATGATTTTAGAAGTGAAAATTCAACATTAATTTAATATTAAATGAAAAATGATTGGATAAATTTAATAAAAAATATTTATAATTATTTTACATGTTTAAATTTTAATAAAAATACAATAGATTATTATGATTCTGTTATTAAAAAAAATTATACAATAAATAGATATTATCATAATTTAAATCATATTAATAAATTATTAAGTTATTCTGAAATATTTAATTTAACAAATAAAGAAAGATTATTATTAGAATTATCTATTTGGTTTCATGATATTATTTACAATCCAACAAAAAATGATAATGAAGAACAAAGTGCTCAAGAGTTTGTTAAATTTTCTAATGAATATTTAAAATTAGATAATTTATATGTTGATATTGTAAAAAATATGATATTGGCAACAAAGCATAATGATACTGCATATAATAAATTAGAAAAAATAATATGTGATCTCGATTTAATAGAATTAAGTTCTAATAATTATATTGAAAATTCAAATAAAATAAAAAAAGAATTTTCTCATTTAAAAGATGAAACATGGAGAAATGAACGTATAAAATTTTTAACATATTTTTTAAATAAAGAAAAAATATTTTATAATAAAGAATGTTATAATACATATGAAGTTAAAGCAAAAGAAAACTTAATAAAAGAAATAGAATATTTAAAATATATTTGCTAATTCAAATTTTATTATTATATTTGTAAATTAATTATTAACAATTTAAATTATAAAAATTATGAAATATTTTGAAGCAGAAGAAGATTTACAAAATTTATTTGATGAAGTATTAAATGAAACAAGTATACCTAAATGGGTAACATTTAGAGTTTTAACTTCAGATAAATTAAAAAATGTTTGTGAAGTAAAGAAACAATCAGATTTAGCTGTTGTTCTAAGCGATGTAAATATTGCAGTTTTAATAAATCATGTTGTTTTTGAACAACTTGATATAGTAAATCAAAAAATGGTTTTAGAAGAAGCATTAACATCTATTGTTGTTGATCCAGATAATGATAAATTGAGTATAGAAAAAGCTGATTTTCAAACATATAGCGGGTTCTTAGCTAAATATGGAAATACCCCAATTCTCTTATTAAAAGAAGTTGTAAAATCTTTATTTGATAAAGAAGCTGAAAAAGAAAGACAACTAAAACAAGAAAAAATGGAAAAAAGGAAAAATAAATCTATTGCTTATGATAGCATATAATTAAAAATTTTTAATAGATTTTTAAAACCCATCGATATAGATGGGTTTTTTATTTTATAATAATTATTACTTAAAAGTAAGTTACTAAAAAGTAACATATTTTATTTTGATTTATAATATTTTTTATTATAACTATTTATATAAAATATTATAAATAATGCCATCGACAATAAATATAAAATTTCCTTTAGAAGATGATGTAACATTAAATAATGCATTTCAATTAAATACTACATCAAAAAACGCATATTCATCAGATTTGTTATTATTACTTTTAACACAAAAGGGAGAACGTTATTATGATATTGAATATGGAACAAATCTCATTCGTTTTATATTTGAACCAAATGACACTCTTACAGAATCATATATAAAAGAAGAAATTATAACATCAGTAAAACAATATATACCTAATTTAACAATAAAAAATATACAATTTTTAACAATAAATGATGACCCAAGTATTAGTGAAAATCAAATAAATGTTAAAATATTTTTTTCATATGATGAAGGTTTTTTTACTGATTCGAATGAAATAACAATAACATTTTAAATTTTAAAATATAATGGCTAATAATAATCCAGTATCTTTAAATAGTCGTACATATTCACAAATACAACAAGATTTAATATCTTTTATACAACAATATTATCCTGAAATTCAGGATTTTTCAACTTCATCTATTGGAAGATTATTACTTGATTTAAATGCTGGTGTTGGAGATAATTTAAATGGAAATCTTGATCGTAATTTTACTGAAACCCAATTAAAGTATGCTCAATTAAAATCATCAATAATGGGTATTGGTGAAAATTTAGGATTAAATACTAATATTATAGCAAAAAGACCATCAGTTACAATTGTTGATTTTAGCGTAACAGTTCCTGTTAAAGGTGATAGACCAGATACTTCATATTATCCAGTTTTAATGCCAGGTAGCCAAGTTATTGGTGGCGGAAAAACTTTTGAAACTCAAACAATAATTGATTGGAATTCAGATATTAGTTCATTAGGAAATGTAAATAGAACAATTATCCCAAATATTGATTCAAATGGTATTGTACAATCATATAATGTTACTAAAAGAGAAGTTGTAATAAATGGTTCAACAAATATCTTTAAAAAAATAATAACAGAAACAGAATCTACACCATTTTTTCAAATAACATTACCTGATTCTGATGTTATAAATATTGATAGTATTATTTTATTAGATGGAACAAATTATTCAACGAACCCAACATTATCAGATTTTAATAATCCAGATTATAAATATTATGAAGTTGAATCATTAGCGGATCAAAAAGTTTTTATTGATAATCCCTCAACTGGAACAACAACAGGTATACAAGCAGCTAAATGGATTGATGTAACAAAAAAATTTATTAAAGAATATACTCCAAATGGATTTTGTATGATAACATTTGGTTCAGGTGATATTGAAACTGATATATTTAAAAATGGATTTATTAAATATGGTATTACAAATCAAGAATTTTTAAATAATTATTTAAAAAATACAGCACTTGGAGTTATATTAAAAAAGAATAGTACATTGTTTATAAAATATCGTACAGGTGGCGGTAGTAATTCTAATATTGGAGCAAATACTTTAAATAAATTAGGAAATTATCAATTATCTGTTAATGGACAAAGACAAGATTTTAATATACAAGTTCAAAGAAGTTTAAGTGTTAATAACCCAATTGCTGCTATTGGAGGCAGTGATGGCGTTACAACAGAACAATTAAGATATTTAATAAAATATAATTTATCTTCTCAAAATAGAGACGTTGTATTAACAGATTACTTATTACAAGTATATAAAATGCCAGGAAAATATGGTACACCGTTTAGAGTTAATGCATTAAAAAAAGATAATAAAATTGTTATTCCAATTTTAAGTTTAAATTCAGATGGAACATTAAGTAACATAAGTAATAGCTTGTTAAAACAAAATATATCAGAATATTTATCAAATTTTAAAATGATAAATGATTATATTCAAGTAACAAATGGACAAATCTTTAATTTAGCTTTTGATATTGATGTATATGCTGAAAATGGTAATGATTCAGAAATTGCAAATAATATTATAACAACAGTTAAAAATTATTTTGATATTAATAATCAACAAATGAATACAGATATTAATATCTCTGATTTACAAAAAAGTATTACTGAACTACCTGGAGTAATTAATGTTATTAATATTAAAGTATATAATAAATTTAGTGGAGATTATAGTATGAATATTATTCCACAAGAATTTGTTAATAATACTACAGGAGAAATTAAATTAATTAATAATATGGTTTATAGTTCATTAAACTCAATGTTTGAGATAAAGTATCCTAATAGAGATATTAAAGTATTTTTAAGAAAAAAGGCTGTATAATTAGTTCACATGATTTGCGAATTGAAAATCATTAGATTTATAATGTAATGGAATATATTAAAAAAGAAATAAAATTAAAAACTATATTAGTTAGTGGATATACAGGTACAACAAAATATTATAAAATTGTACCTGATATTGATGCTACTTATAATTTTAAAATTTTATTAACACAAAATGCTAGAGATTTAGGTTTTTTTGATACTATTGATAATACTATTGAACAAAATGAATTTCCTATTATTTCAAATTATCCTGTAACAGGTAATTGTACAAGCAGATTAAATGAAATTAGAAAAAATTCAATAAATCCAATATTTTATAAAAATTATTTTTATTCTATTGATACTACAGCTGATGGATTAGATATTTATGATTCATATTTTTATACTGGCGATACATTAAATAATCCAATAACATTATTATCTTTTAATACAGGAATAACAGGTATTACAAATTATAATTTTAAATATTTTGTTGATGGTATAGAATATAAAGAATTTTCTGGTTTAACAAATAGTGTTCAATTTAAATTTATTTCACTTGGAGATAGTTCACCAGATATTTTGCATAATAAAATATATAAAGATGAAAATAAACAAAATATAATTAATAATCCAAAAATTGATAGTGATGTATTTATAGAAAGACAGGAAATTTCAGTTTTCGAAAAAAATTATAACTTAGAATTTGTTAAAAGTATTTTTGATATTGAAACATTTGCTGGTGGTAATTACTACAATATAATTAATAATAGTTAAAAAATATATGGCAGTTGGAATTTACGGTACAATAAGGGCTTCAGATATTAATATTTCTGATATCGAAATATTTTATAATTATGCTTCATCAAGAGAAGCTGTAAGTACTGATATGTTTAGCCTTGATCCTGCTGATGTTTTAACAGAATTACAAATACCTACAAGTGAACAGTTGCCGGGAAGACAGAATCTATTGGAAGGTTTATACAACCTTCGTTTACCAGCTACTGTTTTTAATGCAACCGGAATTTATACATTGTATATAACAGGAAAAAGAATATATACAAGTATTTTAGATTGTGGAGTTTTATCAAGTATGCCAAATATTCGTGGAATTTTATTGGATTCAAATCAGTTAGATGCTACACTTCGTTCTGCAAATGCCCTCCAAGGATTTAGAATAGAATATATTAACTCGGATGGGACAAAATTACGTAATATCTGTAGATACATTGTGTCATCAAATAGAGTATCACCCATCTCATCAAATATATCGAATTCATCACAACGTACAGTTAGATATACTTTTGACGATACTTCGAATTTATTGTTTTTACAATTAACTCCATCTTCATCATCTACTTTAAAACCAAATTCAACTCCTTTTATTGGTTTTTCATCTCAAGATATTATATTATCAAATACTTTATTTTCACCAATTTGCTTAGAAATTGTTATGCAAAATGAAGATATTGATTCAATTGCACAATTAATATCAGGAGAACAAATAAAAAATGTTAATACAGGAGAATTGACACTATTTGATGAAAATCGTAATATAAAAAAACAATTTAATTTATATTCTATTAAAGATGATGTAAATAATGCATTATACGAAATTAAAGAAAATAAAACGAATATAAACCCAATTTCATTTGATGATATAACAAGTGTTTAAAATTTATATAAGAATATATAAATAAAAATAGAAAGATTATTTTAATAAAATAATTTTTTTATTTTATTTTCATTTTTAATGTGAGAAAATCCATATATTTTATATATTCTATTATTTTTAATATTTAAGTGTTTTTTAAATAATTCAAGCATAATTAATTGTTCATTAAGCCATAAATCACGATCATAAATATTTGTAATTTTTATTATAAAAACCAAATATTTTTATACTATTTTAAATTTTACTATTTATATTAAATTCAATTTGTTTAGTAGATGGCAAAACAAAAAATCATAAATCCTGATCTTGATTCTAATTTAAATGATAATTCTGATTTCCAGAATGTTACAAGTCAAACTATTTTTAGTTTTGGAAATTTTAATGTTACTGGAAATTTTTCAAACAGAACAATTATAAATTATGAAAATCAATTATCATCATTTGTAAAACCGATAACTTTAGATGATATAAATATTTCTGATACAAAATCAGTGGCAATATATAATTCAGCAACAAATTTAACACTTAATTTAGATTATTCTGATTTAAAATCATTTATTCGTTATGGTTCTACTTCTGAATATCTTAGAGTTGCAATACAAAATATTATTACTAATTATCCTGCTTCATTGTTTGTTAATAATCAAACAACTGTTGGAGGCAACATTACATTTTATAATTATACTTATAATGTTTATACAAATATTTCAACATTTAGAATTCCATCACAATATATAGATAATAAATTTGGATTTATATTTAATGAAGGTAATATAGCTAAACCGAATGATAATGAATTAAAAAATTTAAATTTATCATTTACAAATTATATTGTTTGGAGTACATTATTTCCTGATGATTTTTCGCATAATATTATTGGATTCACTGGAGATAGCATTAGCAGAAATTATATAACATTAATTGTTAATGGTGATGTATTTCCTAATTTATCAGGTTTAACTAGTGGAAATTTTAATTTACATTTAAGACCTTTAACTTCAATATATGAAGATTTTATATTAAATTTAAAACCTTTTGAAAAATATTTAGTTTCAAATAGAAATACAACTAAAGGTTTTATTTTAAATTTAAAAGATCCTTTAATTCAAGAAGATGGAGAAATATTATATAGTGATAATAATTTAACATGGAGTACTACTGATGGATATAATATTGATTTTGATGGCTATTCATATACTTCATTTCTTCAATCATTATTAAATATTGGTAAAAAATATGATGTAACAAAAACTGATTTAATAGCTCGTTTTTTAACACCAGCATCAATTAAACAATATGATTTAACTGATGAAGGTAAAATGACTAAAATATTACATATTTATGGCTGTGAATTTGATGAAATCAGGCAATTTATTGATAGTTTAGTTAATATTAATAAAATATCATATGATAAAAAGAATAATATTCCTGATCAATTAGTTAAAAATCTTGCACAAACTTTTGGTTGGAATACATTTTCTTTAGTTACAGAAGAACAATTTGTTGCATCAGTTTTAGATAATAATGAAACTAATAATGTAAATAATTCTTTACCATCTGAAATTGATATTGAACTTTGGAGAAGAATATTAATAAATACAAATTATTTTTGGAAATCTAAAGGTACAAGAAATGCTATTAAATCAATGTTTCTTTTAATTGGTATTCCTGAACCATTTATTAATATTACTGAATATGTATATACTGTAAATGAAAAAATTAATCCAAATACTGTTACTTTAAGTTTAGCTGATTTACCATCTGCATCATTACCCTATAATAATGAAGGCTATCCTGTTGCCCCAATTGAAACAGATAGTTTTTATTTTCAAATATCTGGCGATACAGATAATGGACAAGCTTATATGAATAATTTTAGAAATGTTGGATTTGTTTTAAATAAAGTTATTGATAACAAAAAATCATGGGTTGAAGAAAATAATATATATAGAAAAGATGAAAATACATCACAATATTATGTTAAAGATGAAAGATTAATTCTTAATACTAAAGAAGTTGATGTTGGATTAGATGCTTCAAGAGGTATTGAGTTTGATTTTTTTACATATATTAAAGATGTTGATTATCCTATTAATAGTACAGGTTTTACTATGCCATTCGCTTATGTTAATTTATCAATGGGCTATAGTAATAGTGCTACTAATTTCATAATAAATAATGATCCTATTGGAGATATTCAAGTTTCATATAATGGTATTGATTTATCTTCTGTTAATATTAGTAATAATGGTAATCCTATTACTACAGATATTGCAAATGCAGATTATTACATAAATCCTATTAATAATAGAGAAATAATATTATTAAATGGTATAGCTAAAGATTATGGCAATAATCAAAGAGATGTTGTTGAAGTAAGCTATATTTATAGATTATTTGATACATTAGTTTCAAATAATGTTAAATATATTGTAACACGTGTAACACCTAATTTAGCTGGAACAATTATTCCTTTACCAGAAAATCCTAATGGTGATATACAACTAACTGTTAATGGCATAGCATTATCTAAAAATAGAGATGGATTTAATGATGGAGATTATCAATTAAATGGTAATCAAATTATAATTCAAAACCCAAGTGTTATTTCATTTTTAGTAGATAATCCAATTGTTCAAGTTGCTTATGTTATATCAACAAATATTGATGTAAAAGGAAAATCTGAAATACATAGAATAGATAGCCTTAATAGTAGTAAATTTTATTTTAATAATTTAATTAATAAATATGTTTATCGTTTAAATTATAAAATTTCTGATGTTAAATCAGTTAGATTGTTAGTTAATGGTATAAGTTTAGAACCTGGTAAAGATTATATTTTAAATACAAGTAATACATATGAATTGTACCTTCCAGCTGCTTTGAAATTAGGAGATATTATTATGGCTTATTACCTTATGGGCGGAAATCCAGATAATACTCTTATAATAAATGATTCATTTGGCCTTGGAGATATAACAACATTATCATTTTTAGAATTTACTGAATTAATTCAAAGAAAATTAATTAATGCTAAAACTAGAAAAATAATTTCAGATTTTAAAGGTGGTTTTTATCCTTATTTATATTATATTTTTACACAATATTTAAAAAGATCATTATTAGATCCTAATAATCCTTTATTAAGTAATGGTTATACTTTTAATAATCTTTATGCGTTTTTAAATAAATATAATGGCTATTTTCAAAAATTTGTTGATGAATTATTACCATCAACAATAATAATTGGTAAAAATGGACAAATAATTAGAAATACTATTTTTACTAAACAAAAATATATGTATCGTAGAGGGGTTAGTTTTGATAGTGATTTACAATGGCTTGGAGATAACGGAACATTATATAAAAGAAGATTAACTGAAAAGCAATATTTATGGGAAAATGATTTTGTTTGTTATAATGAACAATTACCAATACCTAAAGGATACTTATATAATAATAGTGAAATTATTAATCCTAATGATCAAATTTATATTTATAATAATTCAGAAACTGGTGTAACACAAATTTATATTTACAATAATAGTGAAACTATAACAGGTGGTACTGGCTTTGATAATTTTGTTACAACAGCTAGTTTAATTACTAATTCTATTGTTAATAGCGGTGATACTAAGATATTAAATTATAAATTAAATTTATCAAATTCTTCAATTCCAAGTGGAAAAATATTGAAACTTAAATTAAAATATGTTTCAATACTTGAAAATTATAATATTGAAGGAAATATTATTAATAATCAGACAACTAAATTCTATATTAATAATGTTCTGCAAGAAACATATACAAATGAATTAAATATTAATGGTGTTCAAAATGAATATAATATAAGTAGTGATATTAATTTAATTTATGGAGATGCTTTAACAGGCCAATTGATTATTAAACAAGATACAAGTGCAGTTACTTCAGAAAGTTATAATACAATAAATGAATTACAAGTTATAATCTATAGTGCAACTATTGCTGGAAGTGTTGTTAATATTGATAATTTTAATGATAAATTAAGTGTTTCTTTAAATGAGAGTGTTTAAATTTGGACATAACAATAAAACGTTGATTTAAAATTTATTAAATTATAATCAGGACAATTATCTGGACATGATGTCCTGATTATAAAAAAATCCTATAAAAAATTATAGGATTTTAATAAATATTATTATAATTTTTTAATTAAAATCTATATACATAGCATAATTTAAATCGTTCAATATTTCCAACACTAAGTAAAAATCCATTATTACTATCAACAAATAATTTAATTGCTAATTCATAATTTAAATTTGTTGTTCCTTTTCCATAGAAATATGTATTTATTAAAATTGGATCTTCATATATTTTATTTGTCCAAGCTAAACCAATAATTGGAACAATAAAAAAATTATTTTTTACTATATTAATATTATAACCAATATTGAAAATACTAATTTTTATTTTATTTGCATCATAAGTATGATCTGATGAAAAATCTAATTCTTCTCCTTTACCATGTGCAAAATTACTTGAAAAATCACAATAAAATTCTTTATAAGAAAATCCAATATTTAAACCCATATTAGATGATTCTTTTAAATTAATGCTATAAATAGTAGCACCAATATTTAAATCAACTTGACTATAACTAAAATTAATACTAAATAATAAAACTAATGCAAATAATAAATTTTTCATGTTTTTAAATTTTTAAAGGTTAATATAAAGTATAATACGTAAATTTTTAATAAATGTTTCATTAAAATAAAAAAATCCTATAATTTCTTATAGGATTTAATTTAAATTATTATAATTCTAATTTTGCTACATTACTACATTTAGAACAATTTTGATTTTTATTAATAAAATTATAATATGAACAATACCACTCATAGTTATCATTCATGCATTTTAAATGTATATTTTTTTCATTTGCATTTTTATATATAAACGGTTCAATTAATATATAATTTTTCTTTTTACATTTTTCTAAAATTTTTTCTTTAACAAATTTTTGTGATAAACTTTTTTCCATAAATTATAATAAACTTACAAATATATAAATAAAATATTAAATTTCCAAATAAATTTTATAACTATTTATAATAAAAATTTATAGTATGGCATTTATTGATAAAAATGAACCTGTTGTTTTAAATATTAAATTAACTGATAAAGGTCGTGAACAATTAAGTAAAGGAAAATTAAATTTTACAAAATATAGCATAAGTGACAGTGAAATCAATTATCAATTTATTTCAGATAATTCAATTAATATTGATAAATTAAATATACTTAGGCCAGTAGATAATAATCCCCAACAATTAAGTTTTATTACACAAGATTTAACTGGAAATACACTTAATAATATTACAAATATACAATCGGTACCAACAATTGTACAAAACACTGCTACTGAATATGGCTTTTTTTCTATAAGTGGAAATACTGTATCGATTTTGACAGATCCAATTCACATAAAACAAGAATCTATTTCAATACATCTTAATCAAGTAACAGGAGGAACATTATTACATTTATATAAATCATCAACATATGGAACTTCATTACTTGAGCCATCAATAAATGATTACATGATGATTAGGTGGACAAACCCTAATGGTGCATCTACAGATAATTATATTATTAATCAAAATATTCCACAACCTTGTTTATTTTATAAAATTCAAAATATTATTTCTGGTAGTTTAGCAAGTAATAATTTAATAGTACAAGTTGATAGATTACTCCCCGATTTTAGCAATCAAGGATCTGGTAATGCTGGTGGCTTCATATATTATAATAATTACTTTGCTTCTGGAAATACACCCTACTACACAACAGACTTCATGGGAGATTCGATATTCTCGTTTTTTGAAAACACTGCAAACCCTGTTGTCCCTAATCCATTTTTTAATATGTCATTAGTTTTTACTGAGGAATTATCAGGAATTTTATCTACATATAAAAAATTTAGTACTTTTAATACAGCAGGATATGGTGGATTTGTATCATATATTCAAAATCAAAATCCTGTAAATAAAATTCTTGGAATAATACATTATTCAAATATTTCACCATCAAACACTTATGGTGAAGAATTATATTTAAATACTCCAGTACTTAATTTACCAACAATAATGTGGCATAAAGCTACGGATAATAAAATGGGATTAGTTTTAAGTTGTTATGGTAATCAAAAATTATTAACAGGTGAAACTGTTTCATTAAATACTACTTATTATGATTTAGCTGATAGTAATGGTAATATTGTTGGAAAAGTTTTTACTGATTTAAAATTATTTGTTATTGAAGATCAGGAATTAATTTTTGCAATGTCTTATAAATCAAACAGATCGTGGACACTTCCAAAACCATTTGTAGGATTTAATGCTGTTGTAAGTTCTTGTCCTCAATGTGTTGTTCAGGCAACAGTTTCAAAAACTGATATTACTACTGGAACTGGTTCAATTACTGTTAGTAATGTTGTTTCTGGTGGTCCTGCTCCTATTTTCCTTGATATTAAATTAAGTGGAACAACAATATATTTTAATATATTTACTGGAACAACATTTACTTTAAGTGGTTTAACAGTTGGAAATTATACTATTACTATATATGATACTAATTCTGCAAATTGTTATATTACATATAATAAAGAAATTTTAAATATTTATGCTGCAACATGGAATGCTTTAAATAGTGGAACATCTACATTACTATCATCAACTTATTTTATTGATGATAATAATGGTTGGGTTGCAGGACAAATTGGATTAATACGTAAAACAATTAATGGTGGAAATACTTGGATAACACAAACAACTGGCATTAATAGTGATATATTAAGTATATTTTTTATTAATAGTAATAATGGTTGGGCTTGTACAAGTAATGGCACAATATTACATACAACAAATGGTGGAACTAATTGGATAGTACAAAATAGTACAGTAAGTGTTTATTTAAGTTATATATATTTTATTAACTTAAATGAAGGTTGGTGTTGTGGTGATAATGGCGTAATATTACATACAACAAACGGTGGAACTAATTGGAGTTTACAAGCAGGTATAACAAGTAATATTTTATATTCAATATATTTTATAGATAATAATAATGGCTGGTGCTGTGGTTTAAATGGTATAATACTGCATACAACAAA